AGGTAATTGAATCAGAAGAAATCTTTATACCAGCATTAGAATTTGCTGAAGACATTCCTTTTTCATTATATACAAACCATTCGGCAGTTTGTTCTATAACTTCAATACCTTTGCCTTTATTATCTCTTTTTTTAGTTATCTCACGAACCTTTTTAATTTTTCTAGGGTCAATGTATCTAACTTCTGTAATTCCTTTTCGAGGACTAGTAGGATCGATTACCTTGTGGAAGTAAATTCTTCCGTCAATATACCATCTTTTAAAGATATCGAAACCTTTTTCATCAAAGTTTAATAGTCGTAAGACTTCATCAAACTCATCTCTAATTTTTGTTTTTATATTGTCTGAAATAGCAAGTTTATCTAGTGATAAAGAAACAGCCGAATCTCTTTCATTAGATATGATAACCTCATTGATTATATCTTCTATCGCCGTATCACATTCAGGATGCTGACTGATCTCACGATATCTTTTGATTAAATCAAAGTCGTTCTTGGCAGTAACTTCCATATCCAAGTATTGGCCAAAGTATCCACCAGCAGATATAGTAGTTGTACCGTCATCTGGAGAAGGGATAGTGAAAGCCTGTTTGGCTTTCGCCGGCTTCTCCAGATCATCATCTTTTCTTGTTATCTCGAACCCAAGTAGTTTTACCATATTATAATTTTCCTTTTCGATTTAACTTATTAAGTATATTATGTAGTCGTATCTGTTTCGAAGTATTGGAAGTTGAACGTTACACTAAATTCCTCAATAGCGTCATTAGTTGCATAGTTCAAATCAATATTTCCTAAAGCAGTTGGAAACAGTCCTCTATAAGTGTAAGACTTTAGAGTTGATCCGTTTCTGTCTAAATGGTCAATGAAACCATCAACTTGATAATCAGCAGGATTTGCGATACCTTCGTTGTCAGTCATATTGTTTATACCATTCATCCATCTTTCAAATGCTCTGTACAATTTAAAGTCAGTATCATTTAATACCGTAATTGTCCAAGGTTCGAAAGTTCGATCCCCAGCGATATTAAGTTTTCTTCCTCTAAAGTCAATAGGTATATTACCTATTGTTTGTCCAGGTATAGCAGTTGCTTTACATAAGAAAGCTAGATCAGATGTTTCACCACCTACTGCAGCGTAACCAGGAAAAGGTAAAGTTACCTTAAACTGATTGGCTCTCGCCCCACCGCCTCTTAAACGAGATTTGAAGTCATTTATATTTGGCATTTTATTTTATCTCCTCTCTATTAAGATCCTGCTACTTCAGAAAAGGATACACCTGATCTTGTAGCAATAAAGTTAAGTTGGATGAAGTTAATAGAACGTGCAGGTTTGATAAAGATATCAGCTCTGAATTCATTTCTATCAATAACATCTCCAGTATTATTTGTATCGTCACAAACTACTGAAAAGTCTGTGATTCCTCTACGACCTTGTACATCTCTTAGGAAAGGTTCTACTAGATTTCTAAATTGTGCTCTAGTGAATTCGTCATTGAATTCAAATAGTTGAAATTTAGCAGCAGTAGAAACAGCCTTTTCTAAAACAATAAACAATCTTCTAACATTTATTCTGTCAAAAGCACTAGGTTTAGATTGAGCAGTTTTATCACCAAACAATACAGTACCTTGTCCAGGAAATGATACAACACTATTTACTTTAGATTTGTATAATTCATCTCTTTGAGTTTGGTTTGGATTGAATGCTAATTTAACAGCACCTCTAATTTGACCTCTATTGAATCCACCTGGTGAGAACCAAGCGTCTGCAATACTGTCAGTTCTAGCACAAAGACCAGCAATGTCTCCGTTCAAAGGAACGAATCTATAAACGTCATTGTATCTATCGTACATATATTTGTAACCACTATCAATTACAGCATAACTTGTTGACGGTAAACCATCAGCAAATCCTACTACATTTTGAGTTTGTGTGATTGCGTTTGCAACACCAACTACATCTGCTCTCGCAGGTGATATGAAAGCAACACAGTCTTTTCTTGCTGTTGCAATATCCATAACAGCAGTTGCTTTTGTATCTCCAGTGTCGTCAGCACTTGTTTGAGATGGTCCACATAATAGTAAACTTAAATCAACGTTTTCTACGTCATTAAATTTCTCGTATGCAGTAGCAATTTCAGCGTTAGTAGCAGCAAAGTCATCTGTACCAGCTGTAAGTGAAGTGTTAGATACTACGAAAGCGTCACCAACTGTATTATCAAAAGTTGTACCTACTTTAGTCACACCATCTGATAAAGTAGCAATATGATCTATCCAGTAAATGTATTTTGATTGTTGATATATTACTTGTGGATAATAGTTACTTGCACCAGTAGAAGTTTTAGCGTCAAACGCCTGTGAAACACCTTCAAAAGTTTCTAGGATTGTTCCAGCAGTTCCTGTGATTGAACCATCTTCATCTATTACTGCAATATGCATTTCATCATTTGAACCACCAGCAGCAGCTGTATCGTCTGTTGTTGACGGTGGAGTTGAAAAGTTAAAGTAGTATTCCCAATGTCTTAGGAATTTAGCGTCATCAGCAATAGCGTGTCTTAAACCACCAGTTTCAGTAACTCCTGTTTGAGGATTGAATCTTGCGATTGTTAGAACGTTTGTGCTGATTGCAGTTACCTTGTAGTAAAATCCTGAAGGTGCACCTGAAGTTGAAGGCACAGCAGTTGCGTCTCCAAACTCTAGTATGTCGCCTACTTGAACCAAAGATCCATCATCTGCTGTGATGGTTGTATCTCCGATAGCCGCAGTAGCGTCATTTACTATTAGAGTGCCACTTTGTGAATGAGGTCCAAAAGCAGTAGAGTTAGGACATAAAGAAACTTTTAAACTGTTTCCTAATGTTCCTGCTTCTCTAGCAGCCCATGTTCCAATGTTTACTACTTGTCCAGCGCCTGATGCTGAATAGTATGTATCTAAATAGTCAGCCGTATTTTTAATTAAGACAGCAGATCCAGTTGAAACAGAATTTAATAATCCTGTAATTGGTCTTACTACCTTCAGATTGTTTCCGTAACCTAAAAAGTTAGCAGCACAAAACCATTCTTCAAAGTTATCTGCATTTGGTTTCCCAAATGTATCAGCCAACTCTTGCTCAGATGAGATCGTAGTAATTTCATCAATCGGTCCTTTTTCTGCTGTAATAACGATTCCACCAGAAGATGTAGATACTGCTGGTACGATATTCGTTAAATCCTTTTCAGTCACATTAACACCTGGTGATACTTGAAAAGCCATGTTTAGTTCTCCTTAATATTAATATTAATCTTTATTAGTTATAACCCTTTTATACAGATATTTATATGTATCAAAATCTATACTATTCACCCTTACGATAAGTTACTGGTCGCCATATTTCACCTGCGTCAACAAAATAACCATCATTTCCGTCAGGATCATCTAATCCGTTATCTATAAAACCAAAAGGTGCCATGTCTGCCTCAATTGCGTTCTTTTGATCTGTAAACATTTGTCCTCGTACATCAACATTTGTTAGTTCTTTAAAATATCTTTGATTGGCAACCCAAGAAAAGATAACTAGACACATTACTAAATCATCATGAGCACCACTCTCAGCCTCAAAAGATTTTCCCCTAGAAATAAAAGTAGATAGTTCAGATACAATATCAAAATCTTGAACAATTAACTTATCACCTTCTATCAGACTTTTCAGATTTGAAGTTCCGATTTTTTTAGTACCTTTCGTCATTCTTAATCCTAGTTGATTACCTCTACCACTAAAGCCGCCACCTAATACTTGACCTGCTCTACCTCGTTGTGTAACCATCATCATGTTGTCGTATTCTAATTCAAATTGCATTGCGTCTGCCACTTGTTGACCTAAATCGTTTATCTCTATTAACACATATGCCTTGTTATAATAATCTGCTACCTTCTTTAATATATTCGGAAAGACAATCGGTTTGATATCATTGTTTCGATACTTTGCAACTATCTTATATGGTGCCTGTGTTACGTCAATTACTATAAAGGCAGAATAGTCATTTGCAATACCTCTTGCAACGTCAACAGTTGTGACATAAGTATGATTCTTTTTAGGCATTTCATAAACATCTAATCCATCAGGACTTCTTTTAGGGTCAACGATGGCCATTGTCTTTAATTTTTGTGCATTGATAAGTGTATCAACACTACCTAGAAACTCACATTCAAACTCGGTTTGAAACTGTGCCTCACTTGTATTCTTGATTGTTTGTTTTTTCCATTCTTCATCACGACCAGGCACTTCTGACCAGTGTACTTCAATAGGTTGAAAAGTATTTTTCTTATTAACAGCATCCGTCCACATCTTATAAAACATATTCATTCCATGTGGAGTAGATACTATCATTACTTTAGATGATTTACCAGACGAGATTGTAGGATAAACTGAGCTAAAGAATTCTTCCGCAATATTGTTGGGTACATAGGCAAACTCATCTAGGAATATAATATTAAAGGTACTTCCCCGAACAGCACTTGATGAAGTTGAAGCCGCAACGATTCTACTTCCGTTTTCTAGTTCTAGGGAACCTTTGTTCCAGTTAAGAACGCCTTGTTGCATCCATTTCGGCAAGTACTCGTAAGCTAATTGCAATCGTCCTAATAAATCTCTTGCCGTAGAAGATTTGTTGGCTAGTATTGCAACATTCACATTATCGTTAAACAAAACGTAATGTAAGAGGTAGGAGACAATGATAGTTGACTTTCCACTTTGTCTAGGTAACTTACATATTGTAAACCTATTGTCGTGAAAAGTATCTACCATCTTCCGCTGAAAGTCATACATCTCAAAAGGTACAAGACCTTTATCAATTGTGACAATTTTTAAATAGTGTTCTATGAAATATTTAGGATCCTCAAGACACTTCATCACTTCATCTACTTGTTTTTTAGTAAATCGTGTTTTTGTGTGAGCCTTTTTTAAATTAGGATTACCTAAGTATTGGTCTAAAGTTGCCATTATTTTTGATCTTTGTTTTTCTTTATCATTTTTTGTAGTTCGGTTGTTGAACCTACAAATAAAGCATTAGTAACATTTTTTGGTCCTAGTTCTTTTACATCTTTAATTTTTTTAAGTTTATCTTGTAAGTCTAATAGATTTTGTGCAATCTCACTTTGACCTTTAATTAATTGTCCTGCCACTTCATATGCTCTAGGGTGTTCACCTTCTTTTGCCAATGCAAGTATTCCGTCTATTGCTTCGTTACCTTTTTCTAATAACTTGTAAAGTTCTCCTCTACCAGTATCAAAGTCTGTATCAACATCATCATTTTGTGGTGCGACAGGTTTAGGTGGTTCTTTTGCAATCTCTAAAGGATTCTTTTCTTCTGTTTTATCTAGCACTTCTTCTGCTATGTTTAGTACTTCATTTAACTTGTCGTCAATATTACTCATTTTAAAACCTTTTGTTATTATGTATCGTTACCAGTTCCTTCATCATAGTTTTTACCATCATCAAAAAACTCTAACGTTTCTGTGTATGTATAAACATCATCTTTGTCAGCACTTGTAGGATTAGGAGTGACTGTCACTCTTTCACTACGAGATGGACTTTGATCTGCCGTATTAGTATATAAATCTGCTGATACTTTTCTTATAATAGCACTTGAACTAATTGGTCCATATAGATATATTTTTGCAGTAAATTTTAATGTGTATATAATTCTTCTTCTATCAGTTAATGCACCTTGATAACTATCTTCATAATCAACACTTTCTAATATAAAAGGAATATCTCTTTTTGTATCCATGTAATCTCTATCAATAATCATAGTGACTGTATAGTCTGGTTGAAAGTATGGTAGTATCTGCTCTATGATTTGAAGACCATCGTCTGAGGTTGCAGTAAAAACATTTAATTCAAAACTTACATCATATGGCACAGGAGAATATTGAGTATATACTTTTTTTTCATCTCCAGTGGCATTTTTAGCCACACTATGTTTCTGATTTTTATTTAATTTACGAGAAGAATCATAAGCATAACCAGTGACATCAAATGACATTCGAGGTAGAGTAATCGCCACGCTTGAATCGTCTCCAGTTAAATTTGCATTTTGATCTAGTCTTGCAATAAACTTTTCTTTAGGTGCATATGATAAAGGCACTCTAATAGTTTGTAAAGGATTCCCGCTAGAATCCAATCGTTTAATATTGATATTATTAAATATCGTACCAAATGCAATTACAGTATTTCTTATTGATTTGTGATAGAAGTGTTGTCCAAACATTATTGTCCTTTATCTGCAATCTTACCTTTATTAGGTCCTTCTTTAATTATGTAATCTTGCGTGCCATTTGCACCAGCGACTACTTCTTTTCTTAATGATCTTTGCAACTCTGCTTCTTTTTTATGCTTGTTTACTTCTTTAGCATGTTCATTCAATTGTCTATGTCTATCTCTTTCCATAATTTTTATACCCATATCCTTTTTTTCTATCACCATATAATTTCTGCCATGACCAACTTGTCAATGCAGTAGAATAGTGATTGATTTTTTCTAAAATATATTTAATAATCATCAACTTCTCCAAAAGGGTTTCTTTCGCTAAAATCTAATATATCATCAGCAGTAGATGATGTGTTTGTGCCAGCAGCAGTTTCAAATGCTTGTCCTTGATCAACAGGTTGTTGTGCTGACATTGTGAAGCTTTCATTAATAAGATAACCTATCTCACCAATATCACTTTCTAGTGTGATTGCACCAGAGGCAGATGTACCAGTTTCTAAACTAAACTGAAAGTTCATTGTGTCTGTTGATAATGCGTCCTCAACAGCGTCAATAGAAGTAATGCCTGTATCAACTCTTTCAGAGCTGTATTCCCATTTAGTACAAGATAATTTGTAAACAGGTAAAGCACTTTGTTGATAGAAAGGTTGTTCGTGTTCAACAAACTGTATCTCAAAGAATGCTTTTGTTGTAGGAAAATATACTAGATCGCCTTCTTGTGGTCGTTCAGCAACTAGATCGCCATTGTTAGATATTAAAGTTTCCCATCTCAATTTTGATACAGTAAACTTAATATCATCTCTTAATTCTAAACCAAACTTCTTGATTATCTCTTGTTCACCCATGTATCCATCAGTATTGTCAACATACATTTCTATAATGTATGAATCATCAAAAGACGAAGCAGGGTCTTCACCGAAGATAGTATCTTTATTTGCTATCTTTCTCGGTAAGTAATAAACATCTTGACCATATATCTTAAGCTGTTCTATAATTAAGTCTTCATATAGTCTTTGCTCAGATGTAGTGCCAGTGCTGAAATAAACATTAGTTGGCATTTAATTTTTATCCTTGTTGCATATGTGCAGGCTCTTCATAATTCGATCTAATTTCTTCTTCAAGTTTTTGTTGCTCTGCGATTGCCGTAGAAAATAATTCAGGTCCATTAAGTGTCACTCCACCTAACATTGCTGTACCATTAAATTTCGACAGGTTTTGTCCCCATTGTCTTTTGATTAATGCTGTTGTGTATCTTTTTAAATAGATATCATCATACATATCTGTATTGTCATCTGGATTTAATTTTCTAAAAACTTCCATAATTAAATATTCACCTGCTGTGATATCTCTTGACCAATCCATATCAATGAATAGTTTATTTGATAGATGATTAAATCTCATTGGTTTCTCACCAACTAGTATATGATCTAAAAAATCTAAATGACGCATTGTCATTTCATAGTGTACAATACTTGTAGATGAAAAATCATATAAATCATTTAATCTTAATTGATATCTAACATCAAACATATTTAAATTTGCTCTATCAGATAAAGGAAATACATTTACAACAGAAATTACTGAAGCAGGAACAACAAGAAAATTAGCTCCTTGTTTCCATGCTGTTGTCACACTACCTTGTGTAATTGATTCAGATGTATCTGTTGTCATTCTAGTAACATCAGCTTCTGTCACTAAATATTTTAAATACATTCTCTCAACACCATCTGTATGATATTGACAAAAATATTGTACTGCCTCGTCTATTCTATCATCAACCTGATCGTCATCAACATTTATATCGATAACAGGTTTACCCAATGCTCTTAAGCAGTATTCTTTTAATGTTGCTTTTGTACTTGGTACGGCCATAATTTTTCCTTATAATACTATTTAGTTATCCTAGAGCAACTGCTTGTGCAATTGCAAATGCCTTTGTTGCTTTTAAGTCTAAAGCAGTTTGTATATTTCCTGTCACACCATCTACATGATTTAATTCAGTAGGTGTTGCTGTAATAGCAGTTGAACTTTCTGCTGCCAAAACAGGTATAGTTCCTGAAACATTTGGCAATTTAATTGTTCTATCAGCAGTAGGATCAATTGTTGTTAATGTTGTTTCGTGTGCGTCATCTGTTGCACCTTCAAACACAAACGCATTTTGTATATTAACTGTTGTAGAATCCACAGTAGTAGTTGTACCTTGTACTGTTAAATCCCCAGCAATGGTTACATTTCTAAATCCAGTAATATCTTTACTAGAGTCAACAATTACTGCTTTACTAGCAGAAACTGTACCTGCAGTCACGCCAGTTAATTCTGTAGCACCAGCGTCTGCACCAATAAATTTTCCGTCAGAAGAACTATATTTTAAAAACTTACCATCTACAACAGCAGTACTTTTTTGAACATCATCTAAATTTTCTAAACGAACTTCACCACCACCGCCAAGAGTAGATAATTGAATAGAAGTTAAATTCTTAAAGTTTAAAAACTCTTTAGTTAATTTATCTAGTGAGTCAATCGATTTCAAAGACTTCATCTTGTCTTTGTCTAACTCATTCGCAACTTTCATTTCTGAAATATGCTTTAATACTTTGTCAACTATTAGAGGGTCTGCTTCTATGTCTTTGGCAGAAGCACTCATTAGACCTTGAAGTGCTAAAGAACCTGCCTGTCCATATTTTTCTTCTACTAGTTTCTGTGCCTCTAGTGTCTTAGCGTCAATCTCAACTTTTGGTTTTTCTAAACCAGAGTCAATTAATAATTTTTGTTTTCTTTCTTCTTCTAGTCTTTCTTGTTTGACTTTCTCTTGTTCAATTTTTTCTTCTATTATCTTTTTCTCAAATAATTCAGATAGAACATTTAATCTTGCCTGTGCTCTTTCTTGTTTCTCTTCCTCAGATATTTCATTGAAAGATGATTCAGAAATGGCTTCAGTATTCTCTACTTCAATTTGTTTTTCTGTTTTAGGTTTGTTAATTAAACCACCAAACATTTCTTCTAAAGCAGAAATCTTAGCGTCTTCTTCTTTTATCTTCTTATCTAAATCTTCTTTTTCAAACTCTACATTAGAAAGAAAAGTCTTTAATCCTTTTTCAAGGTGCCATTCACTTATTTGTTTCTCAGGATCGATAGATAGTTGTTCTGGTTTTTCTAACTCACCTGCTAATCTTGCTTCTTGTAGTTGAGTTATCTGTTGTTCAATATCTATATCAATCTCTAATCCACTATCAACTTGTTCAAGTTTTACTTTCTCTTGTAAACCTGGCCAATTGCTATTGATGTATTTTTGAGTTGACATAACTATCTAGTCACGCTTGGTGTGACTGTTGCTCTTCCTTCAATTCTTCTAGTGATGATACCACTTGAATCTGTTTCAGTTAAATCCCAGACATATCTACCTTCAGAAAGACCTGAGGTAACTGTGTCTGTTAAAGTTATTGAACAAGTACCTGCCGTTGCACTTACGAGAGCAGTTGTGAAAGAAGTAGCACTAGAAGACAAATGAGTCTTTCTTAACTTACTTGTAATTGTACTTCCTGTTAAATCTACAACTGTTCCTGTTGAATCTTTGATAGTCAAAGTTTGTGTGAAATCAGCGTCTTGGTCAATGGTAATATTCTGTATTGTTGCCATTAGTCAAATTCCTATATATTAAATCTTTCTTATATTTATAATATATTTAAAACGCCCAACTGACAAATGAATATCTAGTACCTTTCGTACATTCTGTTACCTCATGAGGATACATGAAATTAGACGGAAACATTAGTATATCTCCTGTCTTTAGTTTAATCTCTTTATCTCTACAATGAAACTCTGATCCTTCGTAATCTTCGTTTAGATTACCTACAATAGATACAATAGGAACGCCTTTCATCTTACCATCAAAAATACTGTGTATATGATCGTAATGTCTTCTCATCATAGTACCTACTTCGTATTTATTAAATCGAATAGGGCTAAATTTTGTTAGCCATTGACTGCCTGTTTTTTCACCTTCCCAAGAACATATGTCTTGATATTGTGCTAATGCGTCTATAAGAGCAGGTGTTATTTTATCTTGTTGTTCTCTTGTGCAATTCATAACATCTAATTCTTTTGTTGATTCAGATGAATTTTCACCAGTGGTGTAATTATTCCAGATATGTTTTCGCCATTCTTTTTTACTATTTTCTTCAATCAAAGACTGACAAATTTCTTTAGATATAGTATTCTTAACTATGATATAATCTTCAATTTGATTCATTCATTATACTCCTTATATCTAAATGCGTTAGATTTTCCTTACTACCTAATGCGTCAACGCTAAATGTATTAAACGATAGACTTATTCTTTCTTCATCACCTTGATTTACAGGAACACTATGTCTTAAATTAGAGGGAAATAATATTAATTCTCCTGAGGTACAAGGTAGTAAAAATGTTTCAGCATTATAATTATTATATTTTCTAGGGTCTAACTTCATACCATGCTGATTGGATTTAGAGAATTGTATCGGTGGTAGTTTAGGGTCTTGTCTTAAATAAAACACGCCACTTATAATACTATTAGGATGAACGTGCTCATGATGTTTGGAACCTTTTGGATTTCGATTACCCCACAGTTGAGTTATAACTAATCTCTGCTCTGAATTAATTATCGTATTACAATAATCATCTATACACTCTTTAAAGAAAGAGGTTATACCTTTTAATGATTCGTGTTTTGTAAGATAAGAATCTTTAGTTTTAAAGTTACCATTTGCAACCTGTGGCGTCCACTCTATATTCTCAATGTGTTTTAATTCTTTTTCTATACTGTTTTCGTATTTGTATATCTGAACTGGTGTAGGAAACACCATCAACAATTCATCTTTTTTCATTATCTAACCTTTCATCATATTATATAATATATTTATAAGTCTTTTTTAACCTTGTAAACCACCGTGTGAATCTGATATGTTATTTGTGTCTCCTGTTTGCACGGACATATCACCAAAATCAGCAGCGTTACCTGTTGTAGCAATTGTAATATAATCTATTGTCACATTGTCTGGATTAGTACCACCACCAAAAACTCCTCTAGTAGTATCTGACATACCACCAAAACTTTGTAATCTTGCAACCGTTAAATCACCAAAGTCAGCTGCGTCACCTGTTGAAGCGATTGTCACATAATCTATAACATTACTTGCTGAACCATCATTACCACCAGCGTTAACTCCTCTAACACTTGTCGAAGCAGATTGTCCGTAATTTCTAGCAACCGTTAAATCTCCAAAATCTGTAGCATTTCCAGTGGATGCTATAGTTATATATTCTATTTTATTAACTCTACCCATTATTCAAGACCTCCATAAAATACTGCTCTTGTCGGTGAACTACTACCACTAAATTGTGATCTAGCTGCACCTAAATTTCCAAAGTCAGTAGCATTTCCTGCTGATGCTATAGTTATGTAATCTATAATGTTTGATAATGATGGATCATTACCTCCTGCACCTATAATTCCTCTTGTTTGACTACCAGCATTACTACCAGAAAAAGCTCTTGCATCTGTTGAGTCTCCAAAATCAGCTGCATTACCTGTTGAAGCAAATTCCATAGACTCTATTACATTAATTGCACCTGCTGGGTCGTTATATCCCGCACCAAACATACCTCTTGTTCTACTAGCACACCCACTTCTTCCATATGAAGAAAGAGTTAAATTTCCAAAATCAGAAGTATTACCTAAAGTTTGTATGTGAATCATTTGTACTGCATTTTGATTTGTACCAGCAGGGTTTGTTTTACCACCACCTAATAATCCTCTACCTGACCCAGGCATATAGGTGACAGATGGTCTTTGTAATAAATTATCATCTGAAATTCCTCCATGAGATACAGAAACACCTGCACTTCCAGACGTGTTTGAAGTGCTCATGTCACCAAAATCAGTACCATTGCCTAAATTAAATAAATTCCATCGTTGAACAGTATCCATTCCAGGATGTCCACCAAATAAAAATCCAAATCTAGAATTATCTGAACTTGCAGCTTGCCTAGTACCATCCACTAAATCACCAAAGTCAGTTGCATTACCAGCTGAAGCAAATGTCACAACTTCCATTGTGTCATCGCCATCTCCACTCAATCCTCCTGCACAAGAAAAACCTCTAGTGCCTGATGAAGCAGTTCCTCTATAAGATGAAGCAGCAGTTAAATCTCCAAAGTCTGTTGCATTACCAGTAGTAGATATTGTTACAAAATCTATGACGTTTAGTTGATTAGAACTAGGTGAAGCTCCATCTGTTCCACCAAAAAAAAGTGATCTTGTTGGACTTGAAGTTCCTGTAGTTTGATCTCTTGAAACGCTTAAATTACCAAAATCTGCATAATTACCAGCGGTAGCTATTGTTCCAAAATCAATTTCATTTCTAACACCACTAGCATTACCACCAAATGTAATTCCTTTTATGTTGTTACCAGTGCTTCCAGCATAACCTCTAGCAACAGTTAAGTCTCCATAATCAACAGCATTACCTACAGATGCCATAGTAATAAAATCTATGTCAGTTGAATTTCCTCCTGGAACTTCGTAACCAGTGAATATTCCTCTTGTTGTACTACTAGATCCTGTGCCAGCAAATACAGTTCGAATACTTCTCATGTCTCCAAAATCTGCACTTCTACCTGTAGTGTTCATTTCAAAAGATTCTATTTTATTTGTATAAGCTGGAGACGCATAACCACCTGCTATACAAGCTCTTGAACCTCTATGACTTGACCTAACAATATCGTTTCGTTCTTTTATATCCCAAACAGCCATTAACTTAATCCTCCATGACCGTTAGAACTAATACCTGCGTCTGATCTTGCAGAAAATAAATCTCCATAGTCAGCAGCATTCCCTGCCGAAGCAATGGTTATTTTTTGAATTACATTAGTTACTCCTGGAACAGCACCTCCAGCAAAAAATCCTGATATGTTATTTGATGTTGCTTCTGCTCTTTGAGTGGCAGCTGTTAAATCTCCAAAATCAGTAGAGTTGGCTGTTGTAGCTATCTCTACTTGTTCAATTTTATTTACACCACTACTACCTTCTTTTCCTCCACCAATAATTCCTCTAGTTGTAGAATTACATCCACCTGCAATATTTCTATTTGCTGTTAAATCTCCAAAGTCCGTAGCATTACCTGTGCTTCCT